CACGGCCAAGGCCGAACAAGCGCTGGAGGGCGACGACTCCGAAGTCCCCGGCATGCTGCTGGGTGTCCTGCACGGCCTGGGCGCCGCGCTGGTTGCCATGACCGAGGAAGAGGTCGAGGAGGTTCTAGACGGCCACGACGCCAGCGAGGAAGAGCTCGAAGAGATCGAGGACGCCGAGCGCGCCTTCGTCCAGGGCGCGAAGTCCTCCCGCGCCCGCGCCTTCCGCCTCGCCCTGGTCCAGCTCCGCGCCGGCAAGGCCATCTCGAAGTCCAACGCCGAAAAGCTCGGAGAGGCCGATGACCACCACACCCGCGCCCTCAAGCACAACCGCGCCGTGGCCGACGCCCATGACGCGACCGAAGCCCACCTTGAAAAGGCCCAAGCCTCGCATCGTGCGGCCGAAGCTGCCGTCAAGGACGGTGACACCGACCGAGGCCTGAGATGCCTGCGCGAGGCCGGCGATCACCTCGGCGATGTCGCCGACGCCCACGCCGACGCCGGCGACGGCTGCCGCGCGGAGGCCCGGTCGGTCAAGGCGGCCCAGCGCTGCGTCCGCTCCGTGCTCGGGCAGGCCGCGAAAACCGACGACGCGGATCCCGAACCGGCTGACGACGACGCCGGCGATGGCGAGCGCGATCGCCGGGCCCGCGCCCACAAGCTGAAAGCCAAGGCGATCGACTTCGCGGCCTGAGCCGCACCCCGAACCCTTCGGCCAACCCCCGTTTCTCCCATCCCCTCCGCCCTGGCGGGGCTCCCCGGCGCGCGCTCGCGCGCCGTCCACAGCGCACAAAAGGAGACCCCTATGCGCACGCTCAAAGAGGCCCGCCAGGCTTATAAGGAAGCCACGGACATCCTGCCCACTCTGATCCGCGACGCCGCGGCGTTCGAGGCCAAGGAAGCGGAGATCGCCGCCATCGAAGCCGAGATCGGCGAGCTCGAGCGCGGCGCACGCGCTGTCGATATCCGCAACCGCTCGTTCCTGCCGGCCGGCGCCGCGGCGCTCGCCGATCCGTTCGAAGCGGAACATATCGACGATCACCTGTCGCGCTTCGCCGGCCAGTCGTTCAGCCCGAACGGTGGCCAGCCCAACGCCCAGCGCGCCGCGCGATTCAACCAGCTGCTGCGTCAGGTCCGCGTCGAACGCGGCATGCAGTCGATCGATCCGCAGAAGAATTTTCGCGGGTTCGGCGAGTTCCTGCAGGCCGTGTTCATGGCCGCGACCTCGCACGACCGCACCGTCGACCCGCGCCTCGTGCGTGTCGGTCCCGACCTCGCCGGCCGCGCCGGCCCGACCGGCGCCTCCGAAATCGATCCCACCGGGGGCGGCTTCCTGGTCCAGACCGATTTCGCTTCGGCGATCTGGATGCTGGCTCACGAGATGGGCAAGATCCTCGGCGAGGTGAACAAGATAGGCATCAGCGCGAAGTCGAACGGCCTCAAGATTCCGGGTGTCGACGAAACCAGCCGCGCCACCGGCAGCCGCTGGGGCGGCGTCTCGTCCTACTGGACCTCGGAAGGCATCAACCCGGGTGCGTCGAAGCCGAAGTTCCGCCTGATCGAGTTCGACCTCAAGAAGCTGATGTCGCTCATGTATACGACCGAGGAAATGGTCCAGGACGCGCAGGCGCTCGGCGCCATCGCCGCCCAGGCTTTCTCGGAAGAAATCATGTTCATGACCGAGGACGCGATCATCGAGGGCACCGGCGCCGGCATGCCGCTGGGCGTCCTGAACTCGACGGCCGTGGTGCAGATCGCCAAACAGGCCGGGCAGGCCGCGGGAACCATCGTCAAGGAAAATGTCGACAACATGTGGTCGCGCGCCTGGGCGCGCTCGCGGGAGAACGCGATCTGGTTCATCAACCAGGACTGCGAGCCCCAGCTGAACCAGATGGGCCAGGTGGTCGGCACTGGCGGCCTGCCAGTCTACCTGCCGCCGGGCGGCCTCTCGGCCAAGCCCTACGGCACGCTCTACGGACGCCCGGTGATCGCCACGGAATACAATTCCGCCCTCGGCGCCCCTGGCGACATCCTGCTCGCCGACCTCAGCCAGTATACCCTGGTTGACAAGGGCGCGGTGAACACGGCCACGTCCATGCACGTGGCCTTCCTCACCGACGAATGGGTGTTCCGCATCACCTACCGTGTCGACGGCAAGCCGATGTGGACCCAGCCGATCACGCCGTTCAAGGGCACGCTGACCAAGTCGCCCTTCGTCACCATCGCCCAGCGCTAAGCGCTGGCGTTAGAGTAATCATGCGTATCCGTAGCTCAGTGGACTGAGCACCGGGCAGGTTCGATTCCTGCCAGCCGTTCGCGGCGATTGGTCGGAGGTCGCGGGTTCAATTCCCGTCCGGTGCGCACCCGGCCGCTCTCTTTTCCTTAGATTTCCGGGCGCGGTCCCCCACCGTGTCCGCTTAGCTTCGCGCCGCTTTGGGGGGCGGCTTGCGCGTCAGCGCCCAAGGAGACCCTCGTCATGGCCCGCCAGTTCTCGATGCCCTACCAGATCCCGCCGGTGTCGCTGCTCGCGGCAGCCACAGACGCCGCCGGGCGCACCGGCGGCTACCGCTCGCTGCGCAATGGCCTCAAGGCCTACATCGTCGCCGAGGTGAACCAGGGCAACGCAGCCACCGTCCAGTTCACCCCGCTGCAGGCCAAGGACTCGTCCGGCACCGGCTCCAAGGCCATCAACGCCGTGCCGATCTGGCTGAACGACAATACCTCGACCGGCGACGCGCTGGTCGTGCAGGCCGCGGCGGCCAACTTCACCACCGACGCCACAACTGTTGACAAGATCGTGGTGTTCGAGATCGAGCCGGAGGTCGCGCTCGACCTGGTCAACGGCTTCAACCACATCACCCTGCAGACCGGCGCCTCGAACGCAGCCAACATCACCCGCGCCGAACTGTTCATCCTTCAGGCGATCCAGGGCGGGTCCGCCCCGACCACCTACGCCTGATACGGCTGACGCCCCGGCCGCCGCGCCGGGGCGCTTTTCTTTCCTGCGCGCCAGCAGCCCCGCGCTCAAGCAGCGCGACGCGCGGTAGCGCCACAAAAAAGGACTCCCGCGCATGACCCTCAGAGGCAAAATCTCGCACGGCTGGTCCGTCTGGTATGACGACGCCACCTATGAGTACACCGAGGTCGGCGCGCCGATCGTATTCGGGGAGGATTTCCAGGGCGCCGGTCACACAGCGACCCTACCGGTGATGGGCTCGCCGGTGGCGGGCTATCCGTGGGTGAAGAAGACCCAGGGCACGCCGACCGGCGTCGCCGTCGTCGCCAACGGCGCTGGTGGCCAGCTATCGCTCGCCCTGGCCGCGACCTCCGAAAAGGAGGAGGCGACGCTGACCGCGAACGACCAGCTGACCTGGGACACCACCAAGACCATCATCTACCAGTCACGGCTCCAGCTGTCGGTGCTGCCGAGCGCCGCTGGCGTGGAAGCGGTGTGGGGGCTGTCCTCGGCCTGGATCGACGGGCCGGACAACGGATCCTACTACATCCAGTTCGGCTGCACCGCGAACGGTGCGCTGAACATGCGGGTGCAAGACGGGGTGTCGCAGCGATCGGTCGCGACGGGGATATCGCTCGTGGCCGGCGCCTTCCACGTCTTCCGCATCGACATGGATTCCGCCGGCGTGTTGCACTTCTTCGTCGATGGGATCGAGTATTCGACCTCGCTTGCTCCCCTCACCTGGGGCGCGACGGGGGCTAACGCCCTGCTGCAGCCCTATCACTCGGTCTACAAGCCGAGCGGCGCCGGTGTCGCCACCATGCTGATCGACAGCATCGACCTTTGGAACGCGCGCACCTGACCCTGACCTAAAGCCATAGGGGAGGACAGCGCCGTGGCCTATATCGATATCCAGACCGCGGCGTTCGCCATCGGCGCGTCGCTTTCGGCCGAGGTCGCGCTCGGCGAGAAGACGCTGGCGGGCATCGTCGTGCCGAACGCCTGGAACGGCAACATGCTGTCGTTCCAGGCGACGCCAGACGACGTGAATTTCTACGAGATGTACACGAGCCTCGGCGTCGAGCTCACTGTCGCCGTCAGCGCCGGACAGTTCATCGCCATGGACCCGACCCTCTGGCGCGGCGTGACGGGGATCAAGGTCCGCAGCGGCCTGCTCGGCGCAACGGTCAACCAGACCGCTGCCTGCGCACTCCAGTTGATCACCCGCACCATCTACTGACGCGCCGCGATGATTTTTTCACGCGTCTCGACGGTGCTGTCGCACGCGGCCAGCCACGATCTGGTCGACCTGGCGCAGGCCAAGACCGAGCTGTCGCTTCTGGCCGGCGATACCTCCAACGACGCCTGGCTATCCCAGGCCATCTTCCAGGTCTCGGGCGCGATCGAGCGCTATACCAGCCGCGTATTCGTGCCGGAGCAGGTGCAGGATGCCTTCTATGCCCAGCGCGATGCGGACCCCCGCCAGACGTCCGGCGGCTTCCCCGTTCTCCTGCTCAGCCGCTGGCCGGTGTTGCAGGTCGCTTCGGTCGTCCTGACTCTCACGGGCGGCGCCGATCCACAGACGCAGACACTGACCGAGGGACTGGAATATCGGGTCGTGCCTAACACTGGTGAACTTCTGCGGCTCGCCCCCAGCTCTGGGCTGGTCGTCCCATGGCGGGCTCTGGCGGTCACCGTGGTCTATGCCGCCGGCTGTGGCCAGCTGGTGCAGGAGACCGATACGGTTCCCGGCGGCGAGGGTCCATACACCTTCACGGTTTCCCAGGCTGCGGACTTCTCGAGCGACATCTCGGTCGCCTACGCAGATGGGACGGCTCTTACGGCTGTCGCCGCCAACCCGTCACAGAGCCGGTACAGCGTCGTAAACGGCGTTTACACCCTCAACCCGGCCGATGCCGATCAGGCTCTGGCTGTCGCTTACACGGTGACAGACATCCCGGCCGGCCTGGTCGAAATCTGCCTCGAGCTGATCACCGGCCGGTTCTACGCCAAGGGGCGCGATCCCACGCTGATGCAGCGGGACACGCCCGGCATCGGCACCCAGCGCTGGTGGGTCGGCGGCTCGGCCGGCCAGAACGGTCCATTCCCGCCCGACATCGCGGCGGCGCTCGACGACTATCGCCCTCCCGCGCTGCGGTGATCCCATGGCCGACTTCATCAAGATCGACATCACCGGCGTCCGCCGGGCCGGCATCCGCTTCGACGCGTTTCCGGACGCGTTGTACGAGGACCTGCGCAAGGAAATCACGGCCCTGTCGGCCGAACTGCTCGGCCGCGTCGAGGCGAGGACGCCCGATCGCACCGGCAGGCTTCGCGGCCAGGAGCGCGTGCGGGTGTTCGCCGACAAGGATCACATCAAGGGCCAGGTCGATGTCGAGGGCGACAAGGGGTCCCAGGATTTCGCCAAGGCAGCATCGCTCGAATATGGCGCCCATGGCGCGACCAAGGTCGGCGCCCACGAGATGCGGCTCGACCACCATTGGGCGGAGAAGATGGCGGCGGCCGAAATGGTGATCGTCCAGGCCTACACCCGCTCAGCCAACATCGCCGAGGTCGCCTTCGAGCGCGGCCCGCTCGCCGAAATGCAGCCAGAGATCGTCGCCCGGCTGAACGCCGTGGTCGAGAAAGCCGCGGCGGAGGCCAACGCCTAGCGCGCTCAAGCAGCCCGAAGGTCGGTGGCGCAATAGGGGACTTCATGAACACGGATTTCGAGCCGGTGATGGCGGCGCAGTTCGCGGCGCTAGAGGCGGCGGCGACGCTTAACTTCACCGGGAACGCAGCTGCCAACAGCGCGGTCATCTCCGCGGTCGCCGACCTCCCGCCGCAGCTGTTCGTGGGCCTGCCGGTGTTCGGCCCGGGCGTACCCCAGGGCGCCACGGTGCAGGCCTTCGATCCTGAGGTCGAGACCATCACCCTCACCGCGCCGATCGGCGCGGCGGCTGAGGGCGCGGCCTTCACCACCGGCTTCCAGACCACCGATCGGCGCAAGAAGCACTGGAGCGAGGTCGCCGCCCAGCCCGCCCTGTTCTTCTGCAAGGTGGGCGTCACCACCGAGGTCGATCCGGAGAGCTATTTCTCGATCAATACGCTGGAGTGCGAGATCTGGATCTACGCCAACTCAGGCCAGAACCCCGACGCCGTGCCCGATACCCAGCTGGGTATTCTCGACCAGATGGTGCGCGCGACCTTCGCGCCCGACGGCGCCTATGGCGAGAACCGCTTCACCCTGGGCGGCAGGGTCTGGTCGGCGCGCATCGAAGGCCGAGCCGACTACTGGGACGGCGACCAGGGCCCGCAAGCCGTCGCGCACATCCCCGTCCGCATCACGCTTCCCTGAGTGCGCGCTCAAGCAGGCCGAAGGCCGGTAGCGCAAAGAGGATTCCCGCCATGACCGCCAACGCCGACACCGTCAACGAGTGGGTCCGAACCAAGCTGGCCGGCGGTGCGCTGGCCCGCAACACCGAGGCCTACAACCAGGTGATGGGCGCCCTGCCGGCGCTGATCGCCAGCCTCGATGCCTTCGCCGCCGCCGCAAAGCCAAAGTCGTCCAAGGCTCTGGCCGCTGCGGCCCAGGCCGAGGCCGCCGCCGCGGCGGCCCTCACCGCCGCCGAACAACCTGACGCTTCGTAATCCCGCCTTCGCCCCGAAAGGACCACCGCCATGACCACGCCCTTCGCCGGCAAGCCGAGCTCGTTCGGCGCCGGCCGCGTCTTCGCCACCGGCAACTACGCCAACCCCACGCCGATCCGCTTCCTGACCCCGCAGAGCCAGGGCATCGACATCAAGCGCAAGGTCGAGAGCCTGTTCGGCGAGAACCAGCTCGCCGTCGCCGTCGCCGCCGGCGAGATGGAGGTGACCGGCAAGGTCGAATACTCCAAGAGCGTCGCCCGCGTGCTAGCCGACCTGTTGTTCGGCGACTCCGGCGCGGCCGGCAACTACGCCGAGGCCGATGGCGAAGCGGGCACGGTCCCCGCCATGACGTCCTATACGATCACCGTCGCCAACGCCGCCACCTACCTGTTCGACCTCGGCGTGATCGACGTGGCCACCGGCGTGATCATGAGCCGCGTCGCCGCGGCCTCCGAGGTCGCCGGCAAGTCCTATTCGCTCAACGCGACGACGGGCGTCTACACCTTCGCCGCCGGCGACGCCAACACCAACGTCAAGATCTCCTACGGGTATTCGGTGGCGAGCGTCGGCGAAAGCATCGTCCTCAACAACCAGTTGCAGGGCCCGGCGAGCGCCGCTCAGGTGGTGCACGTGCTGCCCTATGGCGCCGAGCAGGACATGTTCGTGTTCCCGAACTGCATCTTCTCGTCCAACAGCCTCACGGCCAAGAACAACGGCTTCGGCTCGACCTCGGCCGAGTACACCGCCGCCTGCAACACGGCCGGCTCGCTCGGCACGGCCACCTTCGCGGAGGCGGCCTGACGGCCGCCTCGCTCTTCTTTTGCGCTATCGCCCTTCGGGCTGCTTGAGCGCGCGTGCCGCCGGTCATGGTCCTCAAGTAGCGAAGCGGTAGGGCCATGACCGAAGACGAAAGGCGTGCGCTTGGCCAGACCCGCCGGCTGGTGTTCCAGAACCTGGCCAACGGCGTGCCAGCCCCGCAGATCCGCGAGGCGCTGAAGCTGTCGGAGCTCGAGGTCGACCAGGCGCGGCGGTTCGTGGCCAAGCGGATCGCCGAGTTCCGCTTCCTGAAAAAACAGCCGCCGATCCCGTGCGACGACGTGCGGAGCATTCGCTTCAACCGCAAGGCCCTGCTGGGCGTGCTGGCCCGTCTCGACGACCTCTTCCTGTCGACCGAGATCCTGATCCGGCCGCATGCCAATGGCGACCGGACCAGGTTCACCCTGAAGCTGTCGACCCAGGCCCTGGACCATCCCGAAATGATCGAAGGGGCCAAACACCGCATGGACGAGCGCCGATGACCGAACCCGCCGAGTTCAACCCGGATGAGACGCCGAGCGTGGTGTTGGCCGGAAAGGCGTGGCCGATCCCAAAGGTGCTCGGCTGGCGCGCGCTGAGCCGCTGCCGGGCCGAACTGCTGGACCTGACGCGGCGGCTCAACGCCGCGATCAAGGCGACCGCTGGCAGCGCCGATGAAACCGATGATGAGCGCCAGGTGCGGCACACCACGGCCATGGACGAGGTGTTCAACGGCCTGTCCAACGAGGACTACGACCGGCTGGTGGTCGGGCCGATGCTGGCCGCGCTGCAGGCGCTGCATCGCGGTCTGACGCGCGATGAGTTCGAAGCCTGGGAACTGACCGAGTTCGAACGCCAGCTGGCGTGGCTCGCCGTTCGCGGCCAGTCCGGGCTGTTCGTCACCGGTAAGGGAGACCCTGATCCGGGGGAAGCCAGCGGGACCTCCCGGATCCCGAGCTAAACTGGGAAGGCATCGTCGTCCGCACCTGCCGCTACTTCGGCTGCACCCCGGACTATTGGTGGGATCATCTCACCTGGCCGATGTACGCCGAGATGCAGCAGCAGCTCGCCGAAGAGCCGCCGGTCGACTGGTTCGCCGCAGCGTACTTCCGCGGCAACAAATGGTGGGAGCCGCCCGGCCGTCCCGCCGCCGAGAACGCCGACGCAGCCGGCGCCGACGCAGCCGGCGCCGCCGCGGTCGACGCCGCCGCGGACGAGGACTGGGAATTCACCGGCCTCGAGGAGTGAGACGGCATGGGCAACAACATCGCCGTCTCGATCACGGCTGACGTCGCCGGGCTGACCGCCAATCGGGCGATCGCCTCCGCCGAATTGAAGGCCCTGCAGAAGGACCTGAACGACCTCGCCAAGACCGCCAAGGAGTGGGGCGTTGGACCGGGGTTGCAGGCGCAGATGCTCGGAGCCGGCGACGCCGTCGCCAAGGCTCAGGCCAAGCTCGGCGGGATCAATAAGGAGCTGAAGGCCCTCGGCCCAGCGTCTGAGAGCGCCCACACCGGCATGGGTGGCATCGTCCGTGAAATGCTCACCCTCGGCCGCGAGGGGGCCAGCGGCAACTTCCACCGTATGGCCGGCTCCGCCACCATTCTGGCCCAGCGCATGGGTTTGTTGACGCCGGCGGTCCTTGGCGCTGGAGCGGCCATCGGCGCGATCGCTGTGCCGCTCGCCATCTTCCTGATCGCGGCGGAGCAAGGGTCGGAAGAGCTGGCTCACTTCAAGAATGCGATGGAGGCGACCAACGGTTACGCCGGCGTCACCTTCTCGCAGCTCCAGGAGATGGCCAAGGGCATGGCCGACTGGGCGCATGAGGGCGTCGGCGCGGCGACCAAGGAACTGATGGCGCTGGCGGCGTCAGGCCGCTTCACCGGCCAGACCTTGCAGCTGGTCGGCGCTGACGCGACCCGCATGTCGCAGCTGACCGGCGAGAGCGCCGACAAGTGGAACGAAGAGTATGAAAAGATGGGCGACGGCGTCGCCAAGTTCGCTGCGGAGTATCAGGCCAAGTATGGCCAACTGACCACCTCCCAGTTCACCTATATCCAGCAGCTCGAGCTGCAGGGCCACAAGGAGACCGCTGAATACGCCCTTGCCAAGGATGTGTACGACTACCTCGGGACCAAGGCACCGCAGCAGCTTGGCGCGCTGGAATCGGCATGGCACAACCTCGGCGCGGCTGTTAGTGGCGTCTGGGACAAGATCAAGGCGGTAGGGCGCAACAGCAACGCTGACCTGATCGCCTCGGCGCAGAGCCAGGTCGACTACTTCGAGCGCATGAAGGCGGGCGGCGCGCGCGATGACACGCAGCTGGCGGCTGCCCGCCAGCAGTTGGCGGCGCTCAAGGCCACGGAGGCGGCAGAGCAGCAGCGCGCCAAGGCGACGGGCGAAGCGACCGCCCGGCAAAAGGACGGTGTCGCCGCCGCCAAGGATCTGTCGGAGAAGTTCGAGGCCTCCAAGACCAGCGGTGAGAAGCTGCGGTCGACCCTGGCCGGGATCAACGACGAGCTGGCCAAGGCCAAGGCGGCGGATCCCGGCAACGCCGCGCTGTACGACAAGGAGGCCGCCGGCGCTCGCGCCCAGGCGATGAAGTCCAACGCGCCGCCCAAGGGTAAGGAGGGGCCCGGCGTCGTCGAGCAGTGGCAGCAGCAGTTCCGCCAGGCGCAGGTGCTGTCGAACGATTTCTTCGGCGACGAGACGGCCAGGGAGCTGGCGTTCTGGCAGTCCAAGGTCGGGCTGACCACCAAGGGCTCGAAGGAATGGCTCGAGGTCCAGGGCCACGTCTACGACGCCTCCAAGACCCTGGCCCGCGCGGCCTACGAGACCCAGCTCGCCTCGCTGAACGAACAGCTCGAGGCGGAGAAGAACACCTGGTCGAAAGAGCAGGGGACCTGGGCTGAGAAGCTGGCCTTCATCCGGTCGAAGTACGGCGAGCTCAGCAAGGAATACCAGGCCGCGCAGAAGG